AGCTATCCTTAGATAAGTATAAAGGTATTGTCCTTATTGAGGGCAAGAACAAAGACACGGGCGGATCCAATGGATCTGGCAAGAGTGCTTTGATTGAGTCTGTTGTTTGGGGTTTGTTCGGGAGGACGATTAGAAAGTCTACCGAGGAGGCTCTAGTTAACAATCAGGCCAAGAAGAATTGTAGGGTAAAGATTACTGTCAACGATGATTACGTCATTGAGCGGGGTAAGAAGCCTGTGTTCCTAAAGTTCTTTCACAAAGACAAGGAGCTAACCAGGGACAATGCTACCAACACTCAGGCGCTTATCGAGGAAACACTCAACACCAACTACAAAGTGTTCCTCGCGTCTACTGTGTTCGGACAGCAGAATAATATTGAGTTCATCAACGCTACCCCAGAGGACAAAAGGATCATCATTAAGAATTTCCTGAATCTTGAGGAGCTATTTTCGCTGAGGGACACAGTGAAGTATTTGAAATCGCAATTCAATACGGGTGTCAAGAAATGCGACACTCTGATCGGTGAGCATGAGCAAACTATATCAAATTTTGATAAAGAGATCAAGAATCTTGCCCGTCTTAAAAAGCAAATCGAGAAGACAGATGTATCTAAAGCTCTAAAATGCGAGCTTCAGGATATCCTTAAAATCGAGGCAGATAATAACGACAAACAATACAAAATTGCAAACATAAAACGAGACTTAAGCTCACTACATACTAGACAAAATCAAGTAAAGAAGAGCCTGGAGAATCCTAATGAAATTATACAATGCAAGTCTTGTGGTCAATCCATATCCAACAACGTACACCCAAAACGCCTCATGGTCGAACTCTCTGATATTCAGTCGGAGATCGCGGAGAAGGAGGAGGAGATACGAGAACTCAATGAAGGCATCCAGGATGCGCCAATCTCGTCGTTCGATTATCATAAAGTTCACGAATACCGTACCCTCAAAAAGGAGACGGAGACTTACGAGAGTCTGAGAGGAGACACCATGAACAAGCTCCAGCAGGTACACAGCGAAAAGGCTGACCTTCTGGGCAAATACGATATCATGAAGTTTTGGGAAAAAGCTTTCTCGGAATCGGGTGTGGTCAAGTATATTATTAAGAATGTGCTAGAATACTTTAACTCGAAGGTAAACTTTTATCTATCACATTTATCCCAAGGAAAGTTCTTCATCACTTTTGACGAGGAACTTAAAGAGACCATTACTCACAATGAGAGGAGCGTTGCATATATTTCCCTTTCTGGTGGCGAGAAGCGCAAGGTGAGCCTAGCTGTAATGCTTGGTTTGCAAGAGCTACTTAAGATGTCGCATAAGCAGAAAACAAATTTGATGTTCTTTGATGAAGTTGCTGAAAATCTGGATAGAGAAGGACTCGAAGGTCTATACATACTTCTGTCGGAATTGAAGAAAGAGAAGAGTTTGTTTGTAATCACGCACAATAACTATCTTAAATCTTTAATGGACAACAGCAAAAGCCTGACTATGATAAAGGCAAACGGTACATCCAAAATAAAAGGAAAATAATTATGGCAAACGTAAATTTAGAAGGTCTTGGACAAGAAATATTTGAATCTCGATATGCATACCCAGGAGAAACCAAGTGGGCAGAGAGAGCTAAGGTCGTTGCAAGAACAATGGCTTCGGCAGAGAACGATGATGAGAAAGAAAGAGTTGAAAAACTCTTCTACGAATCAATTGGATCAGGAGACCTTATTCCAGGTGGCCGTATTATTTTTGGCTCTGGTCGCAACCGCGGTCGTCACAATCTTCTAAACTGCTACGTCATCATCCCAGAGGATAATGTAGACTCCATTGGCAAGACTGTCATGGACATGTACCGCATCTCTTGTGCAGGTGGCGGCGTGGGCTTCAATGTGTCTAAGCTTCGTCCTAAGGGTGATCATATTGGGAGTGTTAAGAACTCTGCTCCTGGCTCTGTGTCTGTCCTTAAGATGATCAATGAGGTGGGAGAGCACGTTCGCGCTGGTAAGAACCGACGCACTGCGCTCATGGGTATCCTCAACGTCACTCACCCAGACCTTCTTGAGTTCCTCTCTGTTAAGCTCGATCAAGGTCAGCTAAACAACTTCAACATCTCCGTTGCTATCACCAACCGATTCCTTGAAGCTGTGGAGCTTAACGAGCCATGGTTCTTTACGTTTAACAACAAAGAGTATCACTCTTACGACATCTCCAGAAGTGGTGATGATGTGATTAGCGTCATTGGTACTAGTGAGGAGGATGCGCTAGTCAGAGCAGAGAACTTTCACAAGGTTAAGTGGACCGACACGTTTGAGATGATCGGTATGCGAGACATCAAGGCGCGTGAGCTTTGGGACATGATCTGGAAGAACTCTGTGGAGTCTGGGGACCCAGGTATCTACAACATTGATCTAGCGAACAGCTACACCAACGTATCGTACTTCGAGAGCCTCGACAGCACGAATCCTTGTGGCGAGATCTCTCTGCCCTCCTATGGTAACTGCTGCCTAGCTAATATTAACCTAAATAATATGGTTCTGGATGACGGAACCGACATTGATTGGAAGCGTCTAGCTAAGACTGTTCGTACTGGTGTCAGGTTCCTAGACAATGTTCTGACCGTCAACACCTTCCCCACAGAGGAGTGTAAGCTGGTTGGTGAGCGGTCCAGGCGCATCGGGCTTGGTGTTACGGGGCTACATTACATGCTTATTAAGCTAGGTATCAGGTATGGAAGCGAGAAGTGTCTTGAGTTCCTAGAAAGGTTGTTCGGAACTATTCGTGACGAGTCCTACAAGATGTCTATATACCTTGCTCGCGACAAGCAGCCCTTCCCTGAGTTTGATTATAAGAAATTCCTAAATGAAGAATTTGCAAGAACCCTCCCTGCGCGGATACGAATGCTTATTAAAAAGCATGGAATTAGAAACGCAGTCATGCTCACAATTCCTCCTTGCGGAACTATATCAATGCTTCATGGAGTATCAAGCGGAATTGAGCCTATCTTCTCAGCCATGTATAACAGGAGATACAGACAGGCCAACGTCTGGAAGGAGCAGCTAGTTCTAGATCCCCTATTCCAGCAGTATTACGATGAGGGTAAATCTCTAGAGCCCTTTGTTGGAGCATATGACATCGCACCAGAAGATCACATCAAAGTACAGGCCACAGTTCAGAAGTACATTGATTCGTGTATCTCCAAGACAATTAACCTTCCCGCAACGTCTACTCCTGAGGAGTTTTCTCAGGCTGCGCTAGACTACGCACCATACCTTAAGGGTCTTACCGTTTATCGTGCAGGGTCCAAAGGCAATGAACCACTACAAGCAATCGCACTTACGGAGGAAAACATTGAAAAATACATGGGACCAAGAAGAGAGCCAGCCGAAGTTGGAATCCAGTCAGGAGACGCCTGTTCTCTTGAAGGTGGAGACTGCGGAGCTTGAGCCTCTTCCTCACGTTGACGACCCGTATTGGGAGGACTGATTATGCCTATCTATGAGTGGATCTGTCAGGGGTGTAATATCTATTGGGAACGAGAGTGCTCGATAGCTAAAGCCCCCGACAGAACTCGGTGCCCTCAGTGCCGAAAACTATCAGAAAGATATTATGCTAATCAAAATGTTCAGCATAAGTGGGGCGATGATAAGGACTTCCATACGGTGCGTGCGCGTTACCAGAAGCACGCGCACAAGGGATTTGATAAGACTGCGGGAGATAGATTCCTGAATCAAAGTATTGAATCCACTAAAAATGCTATGAATGATGAATCCTATCGGTATAAGAGTATGAATATCGACTGGAACAAGCTTGGGGAAGATCGTGGGCTTAGAAAGGTTAGTGAGGCTGAGGCTATGCAAAAGATTGAAAATGCCAAAAACCTGACTGGTCAAGCCTATGATAATGCTAACAAGATGGGCTACAAGGACATTGGATCCACTAAGCTAGACATCAATAAACCCAAAAAACAATCATAACAATGGCCTACGATTTTTCTGACAACATTCAGCGAGGGATCCTGTATCTCCTCAAGTCTGACAAGGATTTCTATCTACAGATTGTAAACCTAGTCAAGCCTGAATACTTCGACTACCCTACACACTCAAAGATCTTCGAGAGTGTGCGTGCTCACTACGAGAAGTATGGCAAGCTTCCTATTGATGATTACATCATTGAGGATGTCAAGACTAAACTGAATTCTAGAGAGACTGTTTCTGATTACCAAGATGAACTTCAGTACGTCAACAATGTTGATGCGTCTACTGTAGGTGACTCGGAGTATATGCTTGACCTAGTGGAGAACTTCGCAAAGAAGGAGGCCATGAAGGGAGCCATCGCAGACAGTATCTCCCTTATCAAGGAGAATCGTATGGACGAGGTGGAGGCGCTTGTAAAAAAGGCGCTTCTCATCAACCGCGATGTGGATACGGGACAAGATTACTTCGAAGATCTCAGTGATCGTTGGGACCGTATCTTCAACAAAAAACATGAGGAAAAATACAAGACCTTTCTGCCAAGCATCAACAAGTCTCTAGAGGGGGGTTTGGGTGCCAAAGAACTGGCAATGGTTGTTGCTCCCCCTGGAGTCGGAAAGTCCCTGTTCCTTGTCAATCAAGGCGTACACTCGATGATGGAAGGCAAGAAGGTTTTGTACCTCTCTCTTGAGATGAGCGAGGATAAGATCGCTCAACGGTTCGACTCGGTTATGACGCTTACACCTCAGTTCAAGCTGAAGGACCCAGCAAATCAGCTTACTGTTAAGGAGCGCCTAGAGATGTTCAGGGAGCAGTTCCCTGGAAGCGAGCTAGTTATCAAGGAGTTCCCCACGGGACAGGCTTCCATCAACACCATTCGTAATCTTTTGGTGCAGCTAAAGAACTATGAGGAGTTCGAGCCTGATCTACTTATTGTAGACTACCTTGAGCTACTTCGACCTGCGAGGGAAGTTCAGCAGGAGTATCAAGCGCAGCAGAAGATTGCGGAGGAGCTTCGCGGTGTGGCTATGGAGCATAACTTCCTCATCTGGACTGCCACGCAGACTAACAGGCAGGGGAGGATGGTAAAAATTATTACCGACGCTGAGTTGGGGGACTCTTACGGAAAGATCAGGACATGCGATTTTGCTATGTCTTTGAACCAGTCCGAGGAGGAGTTTGATGCTGGGCGTATGCGTGCCTTCGTTATCAAATCTCGGAATGGTCGCCCCAGGTTCACTGTTCCTATGGAGGTGGACTACGGTATCCTACGAATGTCTGAGGGCGAAGAGGCTCTAGGAGAATGACATGAAACAAAAGCCAGTACACCCAATGGAGGTGAAGACAGGTTCCAAGGTTTACACCATAGAGCAGAAGTCTTTGACCAAGGACTCACTTCATGGAGATGTAGATTTTTCAAAGGCTATTCTAAGGATTGATCCTAATCAAAGCTTGGAAGACTATAAAAACACACTCCTGCATGAGATCATTCACATTGGGTATGATATGTTTGGTTTGGGAAACGATGAAGACATGCCCTCAGTCAACAATGAATTTCTGACCATGATAACTGGCAACATGCTTAGGTTATTTACGAATCTAAACCCGGAACTGTTTGAGTATATCTTCGAGCGCCCTAAATAAGTGGGGTGCTTTTATGAAAGACTTAGAACAAAAAGATATACTAAATAGAACCAGACAGAGGCTCACGCGCTTTTCCATTTATCTTGAGGGCAGGTGGCGCTTCGGTAGGTTACTCACGCCAACGCTGATAGCAGACAATCAAAGTATTTTCCGAATGTCTGTTCCTTTTGCGTTGGTGTCTGCTAATGAGAATAATCCTAGAAATGCTGCTATGTTGGGCCGTCCTGGAGATTACATAGCATCAGACGCTCAGGGAGAGCTTTCTATTATAACGGAAGCTCAGTACGACCTACGCTTCCCAAAGAGACGCAAACAGGCTTACCGACCAGAAACTTCAGAGAAACTAAAAGGTGGAGACTTTATCACAAAAACTGTGCGAGAATCTCAAACAGTGCGCTCTAATACTACGTCTGGTAGAAGAAGATCTGGCGGGGTACTGTCTCCTGAGCAGACTGTAGAGAGCCAGCAACAAACTACTTATTCTCAAGACGCCTTTATTGATTCGCCAGGACCTGGAGGTGTTGGGCCTACACCCTCCCCAGTTAAAGGCGGTCAAGACTACTAATTATGAACGATTTATCAGAACTACTAGAAAATTTTAACTGGGAAAACTACAAGGAGATCTCTGACGCATTAACTAAAGTTAATCAGAATCAAATTGAGTTGGATATGTCTAACCAAGCTTCTGTCTACTCATACTATCATGGGTTGATGGCATCCGCAAAACATGAGCTTGATGACATTCGAAGCGACCTGACTACGCTCGTTGCAAAGCTACGCGCTGGTCACAGAAGCGCCTCTTCGACTAAGCTTACCGCGCAGAATCTAGATGATCTAGTGTTCAGCGACGAGGCTTACGATGTGGCGCAGAAGCAACTGAATGAAGCTTCATTCAGGTATGAGGTTCTCAAGGGTCTGTGTCGGGCTCTTGAGCACAAGAAAGATATGCTTGTCCAGATGTCAAGCAACCGACGCGCAGAAACCAAACTATACAACTGAGGAGACTACAATGGCTATTGACCTAGAAGCACTACGACGGAAACACGAACAACTTAACGGTGGCGGCAACACCTCCGAAAACTCAGACTTTCTTAACAAGTTCTACAAGATTCCAGAAGGATCAAACTCTGTTCGCCTTCTTCCTTGGAGGGACGAGGACCGAGAGTTCTACGCTGAAACGAAGATCCACAGGGTTGAAATGCCTGATGGGCAATACAAGAACTTCCATTGCCGCAAGGTACATGGTGAGGCTTGCCCCTTGTGCGATCTATACTACGGTCTGTGGAAGACTGGTAGGAAGGAAGACGAGGACCTCGCTAGAAAGATTAAGCCTCGCGCTCGCTACTATATGAACATTCTTGATCGAGACACTGGCGATGTCAAGATTCTTTCTGTGGGTGTAATCATCTTCAAGAAGATCATCGCTGCAATGCTCGATGAGGATTTCGGAGACATCACTGACCTTCAGTCGGGTCATGATTTTAAGATTGTCAAGGAGATGGAGGCAGGTAGCCCGTGGCCTAAGTACGATCAATCTGCTCCACGGCCTAAGTCCTCCCCGCTAGGCTCCAAGGCAGAAATTGCCTCCTACATGGATAGTCTTCATGATGTTCACGAACTTGTGAAGCTTGAAGATTATGAGGAGGTTAAGATGGCGGCGCAGTCTCTTGCGGGTGTGCCTGTTGTCGAGGGTAACGTGAAACAGTCCGAGGAAGTTTCGGATAACGATTACCTATCTAAACTTCAAAGCTGATTATGAAAAACATTATTCTATCCCTTGCAGCGGCTCTCGTCATTATGACGGGGTTCTCCTCCTGCAAAGTTCTAAGTGACCTCTTTGGTGAGGACACTGTTGTAACCACTCCATCCCAACTCGTAGAGGGCGCTGAGATGGAGCCCGTCCCGCTTGAGACTCTACCTGCCAGCGTGGTAGGTGAGCTTCCTGAGGGCACCCAGCTTGTCCTGGCTGACCGTGACGACCTGATTGAGGAGGGTGCTTATGTTCCTTTCTCTCCTGGCGAGGGCGATATTCCAGGCATCCTTGACGCGCTCTTTGGTATCGGTGCAAGTTTCGTTCCTGGGCTCGCTGCTTGGGAGGGTATCCTTACGCTCATCAGCCGCCGAAAGCGTAGAAACTATGCTAAGGCCATTAAGGCTATGGTTCCTACGGACAGCAATGTTGACATCGCTGGCACCATTCACGGTGTAGCCGCTGCTATCGGAGTCTCCCATTCCACGGAAGCCAGTCAAATGGCTGTCGAAGAAGAAGACGAAGAAATGGCTTAATTACTTAACTTAAAGTAACTTAGACCTATAATAGGAAGACATAGAAATATGTCTTCC